CTAATACAATCTCAACATAACTACCATTACCAGCAAAAGAAGACGTTCCGCCTTCTAATAATGAGCCACCACCAGCACCAGCAGATACTGGAACAATTACTGTAGGATCATTAATAATCTCAGCACTCTCACAATCTAAAACTTTGGCCCAATATTGGGCACCATCAGCAGGAATTTTAAAACTCTCATAAGCTTTAATAACTACACCATCATCGCCAGTAGGTTCAGTTAAATTATCCGGCGTTTGTTGTATTAATACTCTAACATTTCTATTATTTTTATAATTAGATGCTAGATTAATTTGTTGCCATAAATTACTCAGAGGTATTTTTGTTAGCATTTACTTCTTCCTCTTTCTTGATATTTTTCAATAAATCGCTTAAGCTACCTGATCTTTTATTATTTACTTCTTCTTTATTATCAATACTCTTTTCTTCCCAATCCATTTCTCTTTTAGTCTTAACATTTGTTGTATGTAAATTAATTAATTCTTTTGATGCATCACATATGGATTTTAACAATGTTGAACTAACTTCATAATATCTGTATTGTGCTTTTGGAAAGTTATCATCACTAGCACTTATTTCATCATCAACCATAATTTTTTTCATTAATGAGTTTAAAATTAAATCTGCTTGTCCAATACTATTCTTTAATTTTGTCCTGATGTAATGAATATCATCGACAAAATCTTCTTTATCACCCTTAGACTCAATAGTGTCAAAATGAACTTCAACATTAACTTTAACTTCAGGTATATCTAATTCTTCTTCAATCGATATAACTTCTGGAAAAATTTCTTTATAATTTAATTTTTCTTTACTCATAACTTTTTATTCCAATTCTATTACATTTTGATCATCACCAGATTTTGTAATGTAATATTTTTTTCCTTCTGATTCATTTAGCCAATATGCAGCAAATTCATCTTCACTTAATAACGGCTCTGTATCAGATTTATAAACATTTAACGTTATTTGTGATATAGGTTGTATAGAATCACCATTTTCAACATTAGCAAAATAAGAATCATTGTTTTCAACAATAGCTGAATAGAATAAATCATTAATATCATCATATTCATTTTTTAAAATGGCTATTTTAGAATCACTATCAATATCTGAATACATATTAACTTTAATGTTTTCTATTAGTGTATTATCTTTAATTGGTGGATATATCCAACCTTTCAATACAAAGTCAATATCAAATCTTAATACTCTCCATGATTCATCATTAAATTCAGTTTCAAAATTGGGGGAACATCCTTGAAAAACTATAGGTATTGAAGTTTCTATGTTTAATTCTGGTATTTCTCGAATAGTAACATGATAATCAGGATTGAAGAATGATAATACTTGCTCAATAATTTGAAACATATCATCTAAATATTTTGTCCAAATAGACAATTGAAAATTAAAATTGAACGGTTTTCCAACTCTAATATTAGTATCAGTAAAATCAGAATTGACTCGCTTTTGTCGTTCAAGTAATGGATTCAATACTCTTAAATTATCATATTCAATACTATTATTTAAGATAAAACTCATTTTTGGTAATATTGTAGCCACATTAACAATTTCATTTTGTCTAGAATGGATTGAATTTAATTGATATCGAGTCTTATCTTTTGAAGCGAACGTGATTGGAACTTTAATATCTTTTGCTAATGTTCCATCTGATTGTGATCTTATAACATGTATATCATTAAATAAAGATCCAAAAGCAACGATATACTTTCTGATTATATTATGATAAAATGCTGAATGCCCTAACATTATAATACACCTTTAAGAATGTTGAATGCTGATCTGAATAAAATACCATCTATACTATTGCTAATAGATGTTGACATATCTTCAGGCATTAACATTTGAGTATCTTGATAGATATTATTAACGACTGGTTGTGTTGATTCTGATTGTATAGTATTAGGTTTATTTTGTTTAATTTGTTGTTTAACAAACTGATTAACTTTTTCTTCTTCGGAATTTGTTGTATTCATATTTTGTAAATTTACTTGTTTTGCTTTTGTTGCTAATTGTGATTTTGTTATTTGTGGGCCTCTAGTATTTTCGATATATTGTGGTGAAAATACTCGAAATTGTCGCCCATTATTTCTATTTCTTTCAACTTCAGCAGCAAAATCTGGCTCTAATTTATCTGAATATGATTGATTATTGCCAAGTGTTATTGTTGCATGTCCAGGGTCTTTTAGATTTAATTTACCATTCTGTAAATTACCAAAAACGACAATATTACCAGCTTCTAATCTTTTGAGTTGTTCATAATTCATTGACCATCCAGCAGTTTGTTCTATAAAATTCTTATCCGACTCAAATGCTTCTGCTAATTGAGCAGCTTTACCGCGACGAATTCTAGGTGTATTAAATGTTTTTGATGTAATATCTGTTACGCCCGCAGCGCAATAGGCACCACCTGCATATTCAGATAATGTTTCATGATCTTTAAAGTAATCTTTTGGTTTTTGTTTTGCAAATTGTCTAGCAGTATCAGCTAATGCAAGTTTTGAAGCAGATGAAGTTGCTCTTTCACCTAATTCAGCAGTTTCAAGTCCTTCCAACCAATTCACAATCCAATTATCGCCAAATAATTTACCCCAATTTGCAGCAGCTTCGGCAAACGCCTCATAAGTTTTTTTAGGCATTTCTGGTATATCTCTTGCTATAATACCCAAACCTAACCAATCTAATAAACCCTTCGATTCTTTTTCAATGTATTCAAATGTTGGTTTAGATTCTTCGATTTTCTTTTTAATTCTCTCATAAACTTTGCTAAGAAAATTTCCAGTTGCTGCATCAATACTTTCAACAGTAGACAATACAACATTTTTAACAGGAACAAACAAATAATCTTTAACAGTTTTAGGAAATCCATCTGTTAAAAATGTATAAATCTCTTTATCTTTAAATATACCAAAAGTTAAATCGCTCATTAATTTTGAAAATCCAACACCTAACACTTTCGGCAAATCTTCAAATTTAGTAGGGTCTAATAATTCACCCATTATATCTTCACTATTAATAATACCTTCATAAAATGATTTAATACCAAAAACTGCACCAAGACCACCAACCAATTTTGGTGCAAATGATGCTAACCCCTTAAAAATTTTACTACCAGCAATACCTTTGATAATTTTATTTCCAAAAAATAATGTTCCTAAATTACCAAGACCACCAAGACCAAAGAAATCTTTCTGATTATCACTTTCCCATAATGCTGAAGAAGCTTTCATTGATAATGATGTTAATATTTTCTCTAAGATATTAATCTGTTTTTCTTCTCGTTTTTTCTGTTCTCTTTCTTTTTGCTCATCATCAAAATCATTAATTACATCAGCATCTTCAATATCTTCTGACATTCCTTTTTGTATTTTAATTAGTTCATCTAATTTTTTATTTGTTTCAAAATTAGCCTCAAAAATAGATTGAAAAATATTATTAAAATGATCAAACATTCGTTTAAATGCTTTCATTTTCATAAAGTTTTCAGTATCAAAACCGCCATTTTGATTTTGATATGTTAACAATTTTCTCATTTCGATTAACGATGTTGGATTGTTTTGTTTCAACATCAAATCTCTAATTGTATTTTGTTGATTTGTGGGAATGTATATCATGTTTTTTGTTCCAACTCTTTAAGATATTGGTCATGCATAATCATAAATACATCACGTTCATATGGTATCATATCTTCAAACTCACTTAATGTATATCCATCAATTTTCATCATATGTTGTAGCCTATAGTAATTATATATACTATCATAATTATACATTAAGTGAGAAATGCGAAAAAATTTGTATCTTCTTTCTCAAACGTTGATTTACAAACTGGGCAATGCTTTTTTAAACGAATACTTAAATTAATCAATTTATTTGATTCGTCTATAATTTTCTTTAATTCGGCGATAGTTAAATTTAATAAAATCTTATCGTTTAGTTCATCAATTGTAAAGTCTGTATAGATAGTTGGCTTGTTATTTTCTGTAATAATAACTTTAGATACTGAATATGCTAATTTATTACAAAACATTTCAAAGTTATTACGTATCATCACCAAATCTTTATATGATTGTTCATCACTATCTTCATATTTCAAAAAATCATTATCAGATAAATCTGATAAAAATTTCAAATAATTAATTGATGGTGGAACTAATTCTAATGATAATTTATCATTCACTTCCACTTGAATCTTTTCAACATTAATATTTTTAATATTTAAAAGTGTATCAATAGTATCAGCTTCTTTAAATATATGAGAACACTCTATTTCATTATTATTTTCATCAATTAAATGTCCTGGGCATCTAAATGAATATTCAAATACTTGACTCTTAGAGATTGATCTAAGTTTGAAGCAAATAAACATAAAATCAATTATTTTTAACGTATCAAAATTTAGTTCTGTTTCAACCAAATTATCTTTCATAATTTGAGTGATATTTTCTAACCATTTAGTTCTATCACTTTTATCTGCTAAGCATGTTAATAATACTTTTTCTTGACTGCCTTTATAAGGTTTAATTTTAATTTTTTCTTTTAAGTATGGTAATTTAAATACATCAAATGAACGATTGTCAACTACTGGTAGCATAATTTAATACCTCAAAATTTAAAAATTCTTGTTACTGATTTCTCTATAGAACGCTGAATATTATTGAATGCTTGTGACTGCAAGTTTTTATATTTATTTTTAATTTGTTCTTGCCATTTATTTACTTTAGTTTCAATGCCACTTGTAATATTGTCAGTAACGTTTCTACCTAATTCTTTTACTTTATTTTCAATCATGGTTCCGAATTGAAGATTTATCTGTCCAATTACAGGAACATTGATTTTTGCATTTAATCCTGATAAATCGATGCTTCTAATTCCTTGTGTAATAAACTCAGATACTCCTCTTTTAGCATTGGAGCCTATCTGATCAAGAACGTCTGTGCCTATCTCAACAATAGGATTAAATGTAATTGTCTTATAATTCTTCTCATAAATTCTAGTTATTGTATCTTTGATTGCTTGATTTGATATTTCTGGATATGTTACGCCTAGATGAGCATATTCAGGTTTTAAATAATCAAAAGCAACTATAAATTCTGAACGACCATCAAGCGTGTCATAACTCAACGGTATTGAATTTCTATTGACAGGATAAGCATCGATTAAATTAACTTCAAATATATTTTGGCTCATTCTATCCATCATTCTGATTGTAATTTTGCCTATATATTCATCATAATAGTTCATTTTAAAATCAGAATCATATATCAAATCTTTCCAACGATTAAAAAAATCAAGTATAAGACCTTTTGAATCTAAAACAAAAGTTATGTTAAAGGGGTCAAAGTCGATATTATTTGCTATTTTGTATTTTCTTGAATAGATTATATGATCTATACGTTCAATAGTTTCAAAAGGAAAATCAACATTAACGGCTAACAGTGGCAAAATATCATAATTATCTATTTTAAACGATGAATTTTGTTTTAGTGATGTTGGTGGATCAATTATCACTTCATAATAATTGGGTCTAAGAACATCATTAAATTTTGTTTTAAAATCATCTATTTGCATACATTTTTCCTATAACATTTATAATTATTTACTTAAAAGAAAAGAGCTAAGAAATAAATCTTAGCTCTTTCTTATAAGAATGTTATGCTATTCTTTTTCGATAATCATAACTGAATGTAATATTTACTTCTGCTACAGCATCACTAGTTTCCCACGCTAATGCTGTATCAGGAATAACTTTTGGCCAAGCGCCGACTAACTTATATTCAGCAATCGTTTCACCATTTTGACCAAGATGCCTAATATAGCAATCTTTCTTGTATAGTGTATGATTATTGGCACCAGAGCTTGATTCATCAGCTTTAATTAATTCGTGCCATGCTTCAATTTCATTAAATCCTGCATAATCTTCATCAAGAATTAATGTAACTTCCCAATCATTAAACGTTTTATCACCAGCAATCTTTACTTGATTACCTTGATAATTCATAATAACTTCGCCAATATTTGCGCCAGGCAATGGTGCAGCTTTAATCAAAAATTTAGCTTTTTCTGGTAACAATGGAACTTCTACAATAAATTTATTGCTTCTAGCACCACCCAAGAAATTAGCTTTAAAGTCTTCAATATTTAAGCTCATAATTTACTCCTTATGATGCATACGGTGATGCAATAATTTCTTCAAAGTTAACAACATTTTGAACTGCTGAGAAATTAAGTTGAATCCACTCAACTGATTGATTAGGTCTTACAAAAATATCACATACTAATGTATAATTAGCTGTTTCAGTATCAGTATTGTTTGTTTCATCGCAGATAATCAAATATTCTTCAATACCACCAAGACCTTGAACTTGTCTGAACAATGGTTCAATATCTGCTACAAATCTTCGTCTTTCGGTTGCAGTATTCTTTTGAAATTGATAATATCTTGCTACATCAGCAGTATTTTTTTCAAGAAGAATGAATAATCCTCTATTATCTACACGACTGAATAATGATGGTGATGAAGTTGCAAGAGTTCTTTGACCCATGACAACATGACCAACATTTTTCAACGTATAAACTGGATTGATTCCAAGAGGATACATGAAATCTCTATAAGATTCATTTGGATTGATTGCAAGTTTAATACAATTTTTAATCAAACCTCTGTTTAATCCAGCAGGACTTTCCCAGGCTTGACCAATCGAATAAATACCTGCAATATCACCATTGATTGGAACCCATCTATAAACATCATTATATCTATCAAATTGATACTTATAATTACCGTAGAATGCAGCATAAGATGAATTTCTATTAATAGTTGTTGATACATAATCTTCAAGATTTGTAACAGCAGTTGCAATGGCTACATTAACAACATCGTTATATGTTGCTGAGAAAACGCCTCGACAATCTTTTCTAACGTCAAGAATATTATCGATAATATGCTGTATAACAGTATTACCTGATGTTATATTAGCAGCATTAGCCTCAAAAATAACATCAACATCTAATTCTTCTTTATTAGCAAACAAATCATAAGCAGAAATAAGATCAGATGCTTCTGGTGCAACATGCGCGCCACCAGTTAAACTAACAGCACTAACAGTTCCAAGAGAAAACGTGATTGAATTATTATCATAACAATAAACATATTTAGAATTTCTTGCAAGATAAGTTTCAATGTAATATGCTTCATTGCGATAATTCTTTGCCCCAGGCGTCAATGAAAGAATGAATGTTTCTGCTATTGAACCATTGAGCAAAACAACTACTGCCAATTCTGTTGATGATGGAGAATAATCAAATACAGATTTGAAAGTTGTTGTTTCTGTAATAGTTGCAGTTGCAAATGATGTTGAATCTGCAACAGCTACAGAAATATTATTTCCATAATCTCCAGGATATTTAGCAAGAAACTTAAATTTGATAAATGCTTCATCATTTACTGTAATATCATGATCGAAATTCTTTTTCAACGATGTAAATGGAACTGACTGTTGATTATCAGTAATTGTTGATATTGTGCCTGTTGCACCACCATCAGCCGTTACAACTTCAGTAGTTTCAAACGGCGCAACTGATGTAATTTTGATATAAATATCATCATTAACTATTGAAACAACTGTTCCTTTAGCAGTAGAGGTTGCACCAGTAACAGTTTCTCCAACAACAAAAGTGCCAATAACAGAAGTTAATGAAAGTTTTTGTAAAGCTTCTGAAAATAGTGATACACCAGCATTCAAAGAACCAGATTCTTTAATGGCTCTTACAACATACAACTTATCATTATATGCCAAATAGTTTGAAGCAGAAAACCAATCTGCATAGTTACTATCAACTGGCGCATTAAAATTTTCAATTAAAACCTTCTCATCAACAATAGGAATTCTTTCACCTACCGGGCCCCACATGAAATCTCCACACATAGCACCAAATCTATTAGCTGTTTGTCTGCCCGGTGACAAAAAATCCTTTTCTCGAATATCTATACTCGGTGATAAACCATAGCTCATATTTTTACTCCTTAGAAATATTCATAATCATCATCGTCATATATATTATTTACTACTTGCTGAAGATCAACATTCTCTGAACCATCAGCAATAAAGCCTATTGGTAATAATTCTTCTTGTATTCTTTCTCTAACTTTTGATTGAATATCCGTTTCAACATTTAACCAATCTTCTATATTTCTTCTTTTGGATAAAAAGTATGAGAATAATACCAGAGGAGTTACTAAATCATCATGCTGACCTGAATCAGCTTGATATGTTTTATTCTTCTTTATATATTTACTTAATTCAGAAATTGTTTCAAAATCTACTAATTCAAAAATACCAGTTTCAACATTTGTTTTTAAATAACTATTTCCAATAGCTTTTGATTGTTTAGTCATTTTTAAACCATAATCATTTGAATCTGCTTCAAAAAATACATTTTCATATTCATCATCAAATACTAATCGGTTTAAAATTTCTCGACCATAAGAATTAGACTCAACTATTGAAAGAGCATTATTGTAATATCTTGCAATTTGATCTATAATTAAATCAAACTCATTTGTTTTAATTTCATTGTTTCTATATGTTGCAACTTGCTTATACTTTCTATTAAGTATTTTAAATATTTGACAAGTTGAATAATCTTCTCCGACACCTTCAGCAACATCTGAAATTATGATATAATTTGAATTTTCTTCTGGATATTCATAAATTAAGAAACTCTTATCCATTCTATCTTCTAATATTATTGCCGGGTTTAGTTTCTCTAATACTTCACCTTCAATTAATGATCCGCCAGAACCAACAAAGAAGCATTCATATTCTTGTCGCCATTTTCGTAATCCTTTTGCTCCACCACCCAATGCAGCGATGGTTTTGATCTTATAATCTTCATCTCTACCGGGAACTTCATTCCATTTAACTCTAAATGGTTTATAATCGTTTTGATTATTTGATGCCATTGTCCAGAGCTGATAAAAGAAATTGTAACCTTTCGGTGTTGATGAAATAATAATTTTGGCTGATTTCACAGATGCAATTGTTGGATAAACAGCAGAATAAAAATCCTCCCAAATTCCACTATCAATTATTGCGCATTCATCGATATATAGAATTGAAACTGTATCACCTCTATTACCACTGGCGGCAGTGGCCTCAGCATAAATATTACTACCATTTTCAAAACTGATGTTTAATTTATTCCATTCTGTAACTCCCTGCTTCAAAAAGAATGGCAAATTCGTATACATCTCTTTTAATTTTTTGAGTGTTTTTCTCGCCGTCTTTTCTTTATTAGCAATTAAAACAATATTTTTAAATTCATTGAATAATGAAAACCATAATAAATAAGCAATTGTGAAAACAGATTTGCCTGATTGTCTTGGTGCTAATACAATGACTCTATTATTTTTATCATAAACATCAAACAATTGTTTTTGATATTCATATAGATCAAAGGGTATAAGTTTTCCACTATCTTGATCTACAATTTTGATATAATTTACACAAAAATAAATAAAATCATTTGAACATTTATAAACCTCAATCAATTCATCATCTGTATAATTGTGACTATATTCGGCAGCTCTTAATTTAGAATTGCCATGAAAATACTTATTATTATCGTATTGCTTTATTCTTTTTTTCATGTTAAATAAAAAAGAGTGACATTAAAATTAATTAATGCCACTCGAACTGAGGTATTGATATTTAATTTAAAATATTAAATAAAAATTCATCTTTATCTTCTGCATTTGCATATTCTTCTTTTTCAAATTTCTTTTCATTCCATGTATAATACTTTTTGGTTTCTTTTATTTGACCGTCTTTTAATGCTTCTTCAAAAAGTTCTGAGAGTGTTTTTTCATGATTTTCTGTAACAACTTCTTCGTCTTCTTTAACTTCAATTTCTTTAGGCTCTACAACTACAACCTCATCTTCTTTTTCTTTTTCAATTTTAGGTTCTGTAACAACATCAACTTCTTTTTCTTCTTTTATAACTTTTTTTAAATATTTAGGATATTGATCAGCAATTTCACAAGGCAACATGCAGATAGCACCTTTAACTGCAATCTGTTGTCCAGGTTTTACATCAATATTCCAATCTTCAAATCTTAAATTAACATATTCAGCTTTTTTCATTATCTATCTCCAAAAATATTAGGTTCAGCACTATTTAAAATATCATTTAAATCATCATTGATTTCATCATTTTCAGATTCAATATCAGTGCTTTGATAATCTTCAAGTTTATCAAACTCTTCAATTCCAGTATCAAGTTCTTCATGACTATATTCATATTTACGTGTCGATAATATATACTTGCTTCTCTGACCCATTAAAAAGAAAGGATCATGTGGATTTTCATGAAATAATTCCATTACCCACTTTCCCATTGGAACATAAATTAAATCACCTTCTAAGGGTATTAAACCCATAGTATCTTTTTCAAATTGTGATATATTCACTTCAAAAATTGCTTGATCATCTACTTGTAATCCAAAATGACCAAACACTGAACCATCACCACCAAACTCAGAAAAACTCTGTAAATACATTTTCATTGGATAGTTCGTTTCAAACTTTGAAAGAACATCTTCACCTAAAATTAAATCAACTTTTTGAAATTGTTTTGGAAGATATATAACATCAATGCCACGCATTTGAACAACTTCATTGCTTAAATGATTCATTAAATTAAAATCTGAATTATAAAAATTGAAATTTGTTGGTGTTTGAACATCACCGACAGAAAATATTTCTGATTGTTCATTAATTCTTATTTGTGTATAAGTGTTCCAGTCAGTATAATTCATATCTTCATCATAACCACGAATTCTCAGCTGAAATAAAGTATTAATAGGATAATTTTCAACAAATATTTGATTAGAAGCATTAGCAATTACTTCAAATTCGCCTCCATTAATACTTATCTCAGATTCAACTCCAACCACAGGCGTTTTAAATGAAAATGTAATTCTATATGTGGTTAAAGGATATAATCTTTCAACTTTTGTAAATTGTGGTATGATCATTTATTATCATCCTATAAAAAATTGTGGTCCCATGCAAAATTCATCATCGAGTTGTTCTTCTAATTTATCAATTTCATCATTAGCCATTGAAATAATATCGTTGTAATTAATTTCAGCACCACCTGGTAATGGAGAACTACCATATTTAAAAACATTTATACCCCACTGTTTTTTGGCAAGAGCAACAGCATATTGTTTTAACCATCTATTATCGTATAAATCTTCAACTTCTTCATCCGGTGATTCATAAACTAATAACCAAAATGAACCAGAACTAGGATATTGAGCAGTAATTCTTTGAAGATCGCCGAGTAAAGTAAAACGATGCATTGATTGATTCCAATCAAAAATTAAATTCTGATTTGAAACAGCATCTTCCCATTGTTTAACCGTCATTCGCCATGATACAAGAGAATCCACAGAACTAAGCTTCCACAAATAATCTTGATATGGCATTGGCATAATAGGTATCATCATATTTTCAACATTACTCATACTAGAGAAAATGTTATTGCCCGGAAATACATTAATTACAGTTTTAATCTCTTCTGGTAATTGATAAGATGATTGACCTTCAATTAACTGAAGTTTATATAATCCCATAATAACAGAATCATAATGACGTTCCGTAAATCTTTGAACTGCTTCATAAATTGCATCTTCTAATTGTTCATCAGTTATTTCAACACTATGAACAGGATAACCAAGTTTTCTAAGAATATATTGTTTAAATTCAACTATTGTTTTACTCATAAACTACTGTATATCCTTTCAATGTTGCAATCGTATGATCAGCAGTCAAAGAACCAGTATTATTTTTTACATTAATTATTTGTGTTCCAATAGGAAGCATTGTATAAAAAGATTCAATATCAGCAGCAGTTAAATTAAGATTTGAAATGTTTATTATATTTGCAACTTCTGTTATCTGATCTGCTATTTCAGATAATATATCAGAAGAAGTTATTCCAGCATTATTAATGGCCGTTTTGATATCGGCTTTTTCTGTTGTAATATTAGCAATTTTTTCTTCAATTGTCGTTCCAATTACTTCACC